AGCCAGTCGAAGAAGGCGTTCTGAATTGCACCCTTGCCACACCACCCAGCAATCCCACCGTTCTTCAGCCGGCGGATTTTGACGACCTGATCGCTCTGGATCATGTTGTCGCAGGTGGAGCGTCCGTCCGCAGCCATCGTGCGTCCGTCTGTGGCGATGGTCGTCACTGCTGCCCCGTCAAGTCCTGAACCGCAGGCGTTCCGGCGACCGGAAGCTGCGCCGCCAGTGTCGCCGCGTCGGTCACGTCCTTGATCGGTTTGCCGAGCTTGGCCGCAGCTTCCGCCGCCTGAGCATTCTGTGCCGCCGCAGCCTCGGCCTCTGCATCGTTCTCTGCGTCCTGCGTCGGTCGGATGAGGTCCGCGGGCATTCCGATGATCCGCGCGTACTTGTCGATCATCGCGTTGGAATCGAGCTTGAAGCGGGCGCTTGGGTACATTCCGGTCAAGCCGCCGACGAACTGGACGCCGCGCTCGATCTGTCCCGCCCCGACCATCCGCTGCATCTGCGTGAGGATCGACACGAACTCGATCTTGATGTCGGGCGCGTTCCTCAGGGCGTCGGGAGCAGGAGGAAGCAGCCTCGCCCGCTGCATGATCCCGAACACCCGCTCGATTGCGACCTGCAGCTTCTCGTTGTTGACCCGCTCGATCACCGGCCCAAGCTGCGTCAGTTTCTCCTCGTTCCTTGCAGCGATCTCTTCCATGTTGCGGGGCTGAACCCCGTCCATATTGCTGATCGCCATGAAGAGGTCGGCATAGGTCGCCTGATTGATGGCCCCCTTGAGGTCGTTGATGTCCTCGCGAACCGCGCCAATCGCCTCGTAAGGAACCTGGTAGGGGACGACGACGCCCTTGCCCTGAGCGAGGTCCGCAGCGGGAGCACTCACTACGCTCTTGGGCTGGCGCTTCAGCTTGATCGTGGCCGTGGAAACGATCTCCGGCCAGATATGCATGTCCGTCGCTTCGGCCTTGCGCTTGGTCTGAAGCTGCAATTCCCTCAAATCGGGAAGCGCGTCGTGGCCCGGCCCCTGTCCCCAAGCGTCATTCCCGGTCGTGTCCCAGCGCGGCGCCCAGAACGGCTGCTCGTCGTAACCGGAAAGGCTTACCAGCCCATCCTTCGACCCATCCGCTTCATCCCAGTAGATCGACCGCCACGGCTTGCCCTCGGGCCCGAGCTTCCCGGCTACATGATCGTCGTTCTCTTCGATTGCATGGTAGAAGCAATGCTGCTCGTCGTAGCGCGAGCGGTCGTAGGCATCGCGGATTGCTTGGCGGACGTTCTTGTACCCGAACGTCTCGACCGCCTGGATCACGGTCATCACGCATTCGCGGTAGAGCGCTCCGGGCATCATCGCGTCGTTGAGGCCGATCCAGTATTCGCCGGCCGTCAGGGCATGACACACCGCCCCTTCCTGCGGATGGTCGAGCATCACGCAGGCTTCGGTCCCGAACGCGCCCATTTCGAGATAGCCGGTCTTGGCCGCGCCGTAGAAGTTCGTGTGCGCGATGAAGGATTCGATCCGCTCCTGAACCACTCCGAGCCACGCCTTCACGCTCGCATCTTCAGCGAGGCCCGGATCATAAGTCGTCAGCTGGAACCAAGGTCGCGATTGCGACGACAGGCCCGAGGTCATCCCGCCCTGAAGGGTCCTGAATGCGAATATGCCGTGACTGTTGTTGAGCTTGCGGTTGCGCTGCCTGCCCTTGTTCGTGTCGTTGGCTAGGAACCTCGAGCGGGCCGGGAGAGCGTAGGACGCGATCTCCTTCCAATCCTGCTCGAATGACTGGCGGTTTTGCTTAAGCCCCTCCAGCCTCCGTCGCGCGCGTTCCTTGAGCGTGAGGTCAGCCACCCGTGATCCCGCCGCCCGAGCCGGTAACCGATGGAGCCGACATCAGACCCGAAGGCCCGGTGAACACGCTCGCCCACAATCCCCTGCGCCTGATCTTCGACGAGCCGTCACGCGGGTCCTGCATCAAATCCTTGGGGTTCTGGACCGTCTGCAACTGCGCCGGTGGCGGAGGAGGCGCGATCTTGGGTGCGGCGACACTGAAGAAGCACATGGTTCTAGGCTCCCGTTACCGATGCAGGGCCACCCGTCCGCGATGCGTTCAGCTGTGCGGCAGTCATCCCTCCATGCCGCGCCTGGAAGTCGGCCCTGAACTGCGCGAGGTTGGCCTTGGCTGCTGGATTACCCTGTCCCGAGCTGATGATGTTGGCGAGAAGCTGGAAGCCGCGCACCTGCTTTTGCTGCGGAGTGACCGCCTGCTGGCTCATCGGGAGGCCCGCGAGGCACATGGTCACGCTCCGTACGGGTTGACTGCACCCGTCGTTGCTGTGGGCTTCTTCTTGTTGAACACCTGCGAGGCCACGAGAGCGCCGGGGATTCCACCGCCGAGACCAGCGCCGATGATCCCTCCGGTCCTGCCGCCGATAGCCTTGCCGATGAGCGCGGGGACGATGCACATGGCGCTACCTCGCCGCCGAGAACATGCGGCGCGGCTGATACGCGACCGACGATTGCGCCGGTTCAATCATGGAAGGCAGCGGGCGACCGACGCCGCGAGAGATCAACTTCGCCCCGAGCTGCTGATTGCCAAGGACTGCGGCCATGACGCCGCTAATCCGGTCTGCTCTCGCGGTCTGTTGCGCCGATTGGCCGTAGCACATGCGCCTTGGCTATGCGCGTCCCGGGTGAGGTTGAATCGCGGCTAGTCTATGCTCGTTCCAGCGGTCATTTGGCTGAGCACGTTGCTGAGCTCGCGCAGGATCAGTTCATCCTCGCGCTTGGGATCGCCACCGCATTCGGCGCGGATCATCTCCTCGCTGATCGCCAAGGAGCGTCCAACAGGCTCACCCGGCAGCTGGAACAGGACGAGCGCGACATGCCTGTCCTCCGGCCCACCGGGACGGGTTGAGGCGGGGACAGCGCGGCGGACCTGGTAGCTAACGTTCATTGCACCGGCTCGCCCGCGCCTTCCAGCGCGCTGAGGCTGATCCTGAAATTGCGGTGGAACTGGCCGAACACGAGGTTCACCATCTCGTCGGGCTCGACATGATGAACGCCGGAGAACGACGCGGCACACCGCGCAAGCTGGCGGTTGAGCGCAATCAGCAGGGCCGAGCAGCGGGCGGCGAACTCGGCGTTCTCAAGCGTCGGCGGAATGAGGTCGTTCACGAACTTGTCGAGCATCTGGGAGTAGCTGTCCGTTAGCTCCTTGGCCCGATCCTGCACCGGATCACTCGGCATAGCGGTCATATCCCTTCGTCATCGGTTCATAGGTGCGTAGCTCGGCGTAGCGGTCGTAGCCGCCGCGCGTCTGAGCCTTCAGTTCCTCGAAGGCAGCGATCTTCATTGTCGGGATCGCGGCCATGATCTCCGCATCGCCCTTGTCCGGCGACCGCCCAAGCTCCTGCTTCATCTCGTCCTTCGAGCGAACCTGGACGCCGGAAGCGGTCATTTTCCACTTATACGCCGCAAGATCGGCTTTCAGTTCTGGGTCGGGAGGAAGCGCCCACGGGTCAGGATTCGTCGGGTCAAGCCCTTCGCGCATTCGCCACACGATCTCGCTGCGGTAATTGGCGAACTTGAGATTGCCTGTCTTGCTGATCTCGAGCGACTTTGCAGCGCCATTGACGGCGTGACACTGAACCTCGTTCTCCTGAAGCATGTTGAGGGTCGACGATCCCCAACCGATCACGTCGATGTTGACCACAGCCCTGTCGCGGCGGTGCTTGATGACGACAGCAGCTCCGGTTTGGCCATCGGGCACTTGCTCGCCCGGCACGCTAATCAGATGATCGAACCATGTGCCGTGTCGCGGCGCCATGACGAACTTGTCCTTGCCGCCCATCGCCGGGTCGCAGCCAATCGTGTCCATCTCGCCCTTGGCGTCTTTCGGCTGCCAGCGAGCCATCGCCGCGTCGATCCATGCCGTCGGGATCACCTGCCACTCGTCATCTTCCACGCCGGCCGTGAAGTCGCCCGACAGCATTTGCGAACGCAACGGCTCAGGCAGCGCTTGGAGCGTCTGAATGTAACCGGTGCGGACGTAGAAGTAGTTATCCGTCACCCGCGATGGAATGAACGTGCGGCTCTTGGGCCTGATGATCTTCTCCGGTCCAAAGTCCGCCTGATCGAAGTCATACAGCGGCTCGCCCTTGAAGATCACGAACGGCTCTGGCCCATCGACCCAAACATCCTTTCCGCCGAGCGTCGTCACCCATCGCAATTCTCCCGGCTTGGCTGGATTGGGAAAGCGATCGCTCAGCCACGGCGCGAAGAAGTCGATCACCCACCGGCCTTCAATCGTCGTCGGCGGGTTGAAGGTCAGCAGTCCGCGTGTCCGCTGCTTGGGATCGCTCGTGCGGTTCCATCCTAGGACGAACCGAACCTGCTGCTCGCGGCATTCCGTCGCTTCGTCGATTGCCTTCAGGTCGTGCGGACGCCCCTGCCACCTCAGATGGTCGTCGGGATTGTCGAGGCCGCCTAGCTCGATCAGCCGCGGCACATTGGCGACAGTCGTTCGCCATATGGACTTCTGGCTGTTGTAGCCGTCAGACGAGCCAAGGATTTCCGTAATGCGCTGAACGATGCCTTCGGTCTGCGCCTTTTCCCTCCTGAAGATCGCGCTCCGCTGATGCTCGGTCAGGGCCAATCCGGCGATGAGGTCGGTCTTTCCACCCCCGGCAGCGCCGCCGTAGCCGGTAATGTCAGCCTCGCTGTCAGCCGCTTCAGATTGTCGCCCTACCTGCGCCCGCCACACTCGAGCTTCCATGTCGGCTTCGAGCAGCGCCATGATCTCGTCGCGCTCTTCAGGAGTAGCCCGCTGAAGATACGCGTCGATCAGGGCAGGATCAGTCGGCAGCATTCCGCTTTTCGATTTCGGCCAGGATAGCTGCGAGGCGCGTTGCGCGGGTTACGTCATCGACAGGCAGCTTTTCGCCGTCGCTGGTCACGTCAATTTTGTCTCCGAAGTCGCGAGCCGCCCGTTTGCTCGCTTCCCACTTCGCTAAATCAGCAGCAGCCTTACCGATCTGCCAGTCAATCTCGCCCGCCATGATCTTGCGGCGAATATCTCCCACAGTGTCGGCTGCTGCATGCCCCTGCTCCACACGCGCGCGCGCATAGTCGGCACGAAACTCGTCGTTCGCTTCCCGCCAGCGAAACACTGTTGTCGTGCTCGGCATCCCCTCGTCGGCACAAATTGACGCCAAACTTTCGTCGCGCGCCAATCGTTCACATATCTTCGCAGCGATTTTTGGATCATAGGATGAGGGACGGCCAACCTTAGACATGCGCCCAATCTCCAAACAAATCGGGTCGCTCTAATGCCCTTCTTTGTATCATGGTGCGGAGTCGCGCGACAGCTGCAATCCTTCCTTCGCGCTCAAATGCCCTAAGGGTTCGCACGGCCGCTGCTTTGGCATCGCGAATTGCCTTCCTGCGCGGATCGGCCGCAACTGCAGCACCGTTTTTTCTGCCATTCGCCGCACAAACGTCGTTAGGACAGCTCGGCTGATCGCCACCGTCCGCCACATTGAGCAGCGGCACATTCGCGGTTCGCGCTGCCGCAATCCACTCGCGTTCGCTTACCTCCCAATCGTGGCAACCACTTTCGAGGACGATCATTTCTGGCGCTGGTTTGCCCCGCAGCCAGTCATAAAGCGGTGTGCGGCGACGGCGCGTGGCGCGCATATGGCCTTTGAGGCGTCCAACCGGATCGTTCGCCTTGCCAATGTAGCGAAGGTTCCCGTTATCGTCGATAAGACCGTAGATGCTAGCCACGCCGGCACACCCTCCAGCTTTCGCTGTGGCGTTTTACCACATAGCCCGCGACGAGGCAGAGGAAGGCTGCGATCATTTGAGCAGCAGCCCCAGAAAGCCGATGCTGAGGATGAAGCATAGGCCGAGGTGGAACGTGTCGTTCTCCAAGCTGGCTGGGCTATCCATGCCCTGCGCGCGGTAGAAAGCCGCGACACGAAACAAGTACATGCCGCCGCAGTAGAGCGCCGAAAGCGCGAGCAGGATCACGATTGCTGTCATTGTCCGGTTTCCTTCTCAGCCTGGTATTCGTGCCAGCCGATGTAAACGAGGTCGGCGAGGAAATCGGCCTGATGCTTTCCCAGCTGACGGGCCTCGGCTTCGATCATCGCTGAAACGGGTTTATTCCTTTCCCGCACGGCTTGAATCGCAGGAGTGGGAACGCTTTCGGTTCTCAGCCGCCAGTGGGGTGATGTATCCCGCGGCGGCGCGGTGCATTGACCGGTGGCGACGATGCAGAGCTTCATCCCGCGCTGGTAGGTCTCGCGCTGGATATATCCCTTGGATTCAAGGCGGCCGATAACACCGGAAACGGTCCCGCCCTCGTAATTGTCCGAGCCAATGGCAGCGCAGATTTCCGCCTTCGTCGCGCGGCGTCCTTCGCTCGCGATCTGCCGGATGCACTCAAGGGCGATGCTTTCGATGGTGCTGAGCGGAGCGTTCGCGACCTTGCGAACCTCCGTGATGCTACGCGGCGCCGCCATCAGCATGATCCCTCCCTCTCCGATTGCCGACAGCAGCCGATCCCCTCGATCACATTCGCAACCCCAATCATGAACAGACAGCCGGCAAAGGCTATTGCCGCGATTGATCCGAACGAGCTGATGAGAGCGGTGGTGCGGGGTTTCATCGGCGCCGCCAGCCAATCGTCGGGCGACCGTTTTCAACGAACCAGTGAACGTCATTTCGTGGCGGCAAATATTCGCCCTTGGTCGTCGCCTCAGTGCCAGCGAGAACGGCGTTGCCGCGGTCGCACCATTGCTGCGCGGATAACTTTTGCGGCGCTTCGCTCTTGGCCAGGCGGTTAGTGGTCATACGCACCCTCCAGCAATTTCGTGAATGACTTGGGCTGCAGCAGGAAATCGAAGTCGGCTCGCCAGCCTCGATCGTTCTCGCCCTTCAGGAAGGCGCTGCGCTCCATCGCGGCAAAGGCGGCCAGCCACTCGTCCAGGGTGCTGTCCTTCAGCCGAGCGTTCAGCATCCGCTCCCGCTGCCCCGTCATCTTGGCTATCCGAGGGAAGCCAAGAGGGACCATCCGCTCTTGCCAAGCTTCCAAAACCTCTTGTTTGGTTAGCGGCTTGGGCGTCGGCTCAGCCGATACATCCTCGGCAGAGGATGCAATTTCTATCTTACCATTCCCTCCTCCATCCTCCATCTGGCGATGGATTTTCCCATTGGTGGGTAACTCGTTCGGAACCTCTGCCGAACCGTCGCGTGTTGAACGGGCCTCAGTGTTCACCCAGTCCCGAACTTCATCGGTCTGAGGACATGTTGAGTTCGGCTTTTTCGGGCGTTGAAACTGACAAAAGTTGCGGACAGCGCCGTAACGCTTTCCCGCTACCTCATAGTCCATGATGATGCCGGCATTGACCATTTCGGCCAGCAACTCGGAAGCGTCGGCATTGTCCGCTGGGAGGATACGCATCTTTAGTGTTAGCGGCGACCACGCGAAGCTGCCCATGTCGTCACACTCGTTCCATATCCCCATGAGCAACAGGCGCGCCATCGGAGTCAGGGAAACGAACGCCTCATCGGTCCACAGTCCTGGGTGTACCGACCGAATACGGCTCATTGTTCGCGTCCTTTGATCTTGTTCCAGCAGACCTTGCAGAAGTAGAGGAACTCGCGCCTCTCGCTCCGAATGTTGGCCGCTAGCGTTGTGTCGAGACTGTCCAGCACCTCACAGAGGCCGAGCATGTCCACGAACCGCTTGACGCTATTAAACCGTTCATGCGTCGTACTTTCCTGCTCCCGCCAATGGCGAAAGACTTCCCACACGTCGTCCTCGAGGCGCTCACGGCGCGCGCGGAGAATCTCTTGGTACCCGGCAAGCTGAGCCTCGCGCTCAGCGACCTCCGCAGCTTTGTCCGCAAGGGACTGCGGAACGACGCTCAACGGCACGCCCGCCTTCCCGCGGTTGCACGCAAAACAAGCGGTGATGAGATTATCCATGTCGTCACACCCGCCCTCGACAACGGGTTCAATGTGATCGACCTCAAGAACAGCGGTCGGCGGCGTTGCCCCACAGTACTGGCACGCAAACTCGTCGCGCTTGAACACCTCAAATCGGATGCGCTTGGATAGCGAGCGGCTCACGATATGCGTCCATGCAGGGGAAGCATCACGACACTTAAGCCGCGGCGCTCCAATTCGCTGATGAGCGCGGCGGTTGGGATAGCCGATGCAACCGGGCTAGGATCGAGCGCGACAATGGACCGGGCGCGGTTCGGGACGTAAGTGACGAAGCCCTTTTCCCTGAGCGTCACGACTAGCCGGTTGAGTTGGCTCTTATTCGCGAACCCCAAGGCGCGCGCCATCTCTTCGTAAGAGGGAGAGCGCTCGCACGACTTGATGTAGCGCCACACCAGCTCCTGCTTCTCGGTCAGTGGAAGCGTCATGCCGCCTCCGCCATTTTCAGCAGCTCGGGAATCCCGATCGTCTCTTTGCCCTTGCCGCTCACATAGAAGCGGTCAGGAGGGCCACCGTGGACGCTTGCCCGGTAGATAATGCGCCTGGAGCGCCTGATCTTCAGAAGCGCCTGTTCGATTGGATCTGTTGCCCTGCGCTCGGCTTCCATCGTGGCCCGGATCGCGACCATTGCCGTGGCGATCGTCTGGTTGACCCTTCCCCCGGTGGTGAGAATGCTTTCGTCACCCGCGATCAGAGCTCGGGCCTTGCGCGAAACAGACCGGCGGATGCTCGCCTTGCGGCGCTCATTGGCTTCCGACGAGCAAGCCCGCCGCGGGCCGCGATAGCCCTTGTACGCTTCGGGCGGCGGGTTCGCGATGATCGCGCGTGCCTTGGCAATCGTCTTTGCGTGGAGGAACTTCGCCGCGCGGATGCGTTCGACACCGGCACGGTGCGAGTGAAGAAGAACGCCAATGCGGGGTTTTGAAAGGCGCGGATTGGAGGCGAGCAGCGCGTCGAGATCGGCTGCGAGTTCGGCGCCGGTCATGCCCGCACCTCGACGACGATCTTTCCCGGCTTGCAGGGCTCGGCGAAATGATAGCTCGGCAGGAAGCGGCGATCATTGACCTGCAGCGCGTCGGCGATCCCATCGAAATACGGCTTGCAGCGGTTTGGGTAGTTCGTTCGATCGCCGCGACGATCAGGCGGATAGAACGTCACCACCACGCGAATGTCGCCCGTTTCTGGAACAACGGGCTTGGCGGCCTGGGTGGCGAGCCGAGCCCATTCTCGGTGGCGCTTCTTGACCGGCTGTAGCTTGCGCCAATGCTCATTATGGTGGCCGCTCAGGCTTGCCGGCGGAAACGGCAGCTCGATCATCGCGCTTGGCCGCGCTTCGGATGGAGTGGCTGAGCGGATGGTCATGCTGCCTCCGCTGCCAAGGAAGGCTTATAGACACGGGCGATGTGCGAGCTGAGCGCGAAGGGGATTTTCGCGATCTTGGCGGAAGCGGCTTTGCGAGCCGAGCTAAGGTGTTGGCGGCGATCTTCGTCCGACAGCTTAACGGCACCGCGCTTGAGCGTCGGTGCTAGCTCACGGGCAAGCGTACAGTTGAAGCCCTCTTGGGCGAAGCTGATGCCGGGGCGCTTGCGTCCTTCGATGCCGCAATCGCGGATCGTGAACCGAGCACCTTTGCCTACGTCCGTGCGCCGGACACTTTCGCTTTGAAATGAGCGGCCCGACCCATCGAAGCGGAAGCTCGGCACTTTCACCGCGTTGGTGGCGGGCGGCATAAGCGCGGGCAAATCGCCCCACAAGTAGAACGATCCATAATTCCAGCCAGAGCGACCCACCCACGGCTCGGCACCGCGGACATTCTCCACGACCATCGGAATGTAGCGACCAGCGGCCTCGCTCGCCTCGCGTTGCAGCCGAAAGCAGGCGTCGAAGATCGCGTTGAGTTGTGCTACAGTGCGCGAGCCGCGATAGGGCTCGGGGAACTCGTCCTCGCCACGGAGCGCCCGAGCAATCTGCTTCGCGCGCTTCCACGGCATCGCCATGTAGGAGTATTCGGTGCATGGCGGCGAGGCGACGATCAAGTCGGCGTCGGCAATCTCGGAGCCGTGCATCTCGAGCACGTTTCGGAGGACAAGTTCGGCAGGATAGCGCTCCTCGCCGTATTCGTGCGCTTCGATGTCGTAGCCGCGGACCTGCCAGCCTTCGGAAAGTAGGCCCTCCGTCCAGCCTCCCAAGCCGCAGCAAAGATCGATCGCGAGCGGGGCCATTAGGCAAGCCTCGGATCAGGCGGTAGTTTCAGCTCCTCACGGATCAGCCGCGCTGTCTCTCGGATTGAGCGGCGGCGTTTTTCCACGCCGATTAGGGCGAGCTCGCGGGCGGGGCTCTTCTTGTGGAAGGGCCAGATCATGCAACCCTCGTCTGTCGAGGTGGATCTAGATCGAGCGGAACTTGGCGGCTCTGCATCGCCCGCTCAGCGGTCGTTTCCTCGAACCTGTCCGCAAGTTCCGGAAAGATGTGCAGCGCCTTCATCCAAACGGATGCAGGCATGTCGTCGCCAGCAATGTAACGGCTGATCTGGTCATCGCTCTTGCCGAGCAAATCCTCCATGTCCTGAAGGGTCAGCCGCCGATCCGACTTCACGCGGCTAAGGGCGCGGCCCATGCGGCTCAGCACATCGAAGCGGTCGAAATCCGCAGATTTGCGGACGACATCTGGAGCGGTCGCCATTACTTACTGCTCCCGTCATGTGCGATGTGACGTGCGAAACCTCTTGGCCTGCGCCCGCCGCGTGCCCTCCCCGCCCGTGCGGGGGTGCAGGCCAATTCCCTGGGCAGCATCGGCAAATCACCGAAGGCCCACGCCTCATCAATCGCCTTCCCCGCACGCGCAAAAGCGAATGCGGCATAAGCAAGACCTCCAATGGAGGCAGAGGCGATGAGGATGGTGGGGCGGCGCATCTAGGCGGCCTCCGCTTTGGCTTTGCAGAAGCGAGACGAGCACGCCTCGGCCTCAACCGCGGTAACTTTGCGTTCGCATTGGGGACACCATGTCCGCTGAATAGCGGTCGACCTCGCGCCCTCCAGTCGCTCTTCCAAGGTGCACGGCGGTTTTTCTTCGAGAACGCGCTTGTCTTTCGGCTCCCACAATGGAGCGCGAGAGAAACCGGCCGGCGGCTCCGGTTCGGGTTGCCAAAAGTCCGGCTCGCGATACCGCGAATAGCCATCCGACCAATACCACGCCGTCTCATTCGTCCGACGCTTGCCGTATCGATTGGGAACGTAAGCCACCCCGCACCGCCAAAAAACTGCGATGCACCGATCTTCAAACCAACCGATGATGCGCGTCCCGTCACGCGGCGCGGAGGTCATTGGCTGCCAAGCCCCGCCCATCGCTCAGCAATCCGCCAGAATATGACGGGCGACGAACGATACGCTGCTCGTCGCCCGAACGCGCGCCAGGGAGCTGCCGGGTGGGGACTCGGCGATGGTGCGCGATGTGATGTGTTTCCCCGCCTGCATGGCTCTACGCCGCGCGGAGTTGTTCGCCTTCACGGCGAT